CCGCTCTTCAACTCAGATCCCATGGTTATTAATAGAACAGCTTGCTGAGTTGTTCTTGTTAATGCCATGTCCATTTTCTTCATTTCTTGCTTCCAGTTAATATCTTCCAAAACTGGAAAGCCCATAGGAACAGAGAATGGTTCGTAATCTTGCTTTTTATAAAATACAGCAGACACTTGCTCTGTATCCAAAGGAATTGTAATGTAAGCTCCAGCACCAGAAAGAACTTTCTTTTGTAGGTTCAGTCTGTTTTTTTCGTTTAAGCTCTTTAAAACTTCTCTATCTTCATCTGTTGTTGGGTTACGCAGTCTTTGCAGTTCATAATCCGTAAGAATCTTGTAGTAATTACCTCCAACAAATGAAATATTTCCACCATATTGAATATCTGCTGGATTTAAAATCATGTATTTAGATGGCAGCTCTAATTTTTGAGCAGCTAAACTTTCTGATCCAAATACTTGAGTAATTTTAGAGATGTCATTTTGCGCTACCTTATAATCAAATCTATAAACAAAAACGTTACCAGAACGATAATATTCTCTAAAAAATTTATCGACGAAGTTATCCATATTGATCTTCTTGAATAAAGCATCTAGGAAATCTCTCGCCTTTTTATTGCCTCCAGTAAAATAAATTTTGCTACAAGAAAACTCTGTCATCAAATCGACGACATTTCTAAAAGAAGAAAAGTTGTAGTAAGCTTTTTGGCACAAAATAACAGCGTCTCTGATATTAAGACCACTCTTGTTCTGCAAATTATGAGAATATTTAAATGGCACTAGACCATAATCTATATTGTAGAACCTATCTGTTCTTTCAATGTCTCCAGCCAAATTTCTACGAGCCTGCACTGGCGAGTTTTCGGTGCTCGCCGCATAAGCAGTCATCATCGGTTTGATCTCTTGAATTTTTGGTTTTCTCATGTTATGTAATCATTAAAAAGTTTCCGCTCCTAAAAAGGGATCCGATAGGAAGCCCACCAGTCTGACTTTGATTTGGTAAGTTTTGCATTAAAACATATCCAGACAATCCGCTCAAGGTAATAGATGGCCTACTAGAATGACCAAGTATTAGAGTGTAATCATCAAACAGTTCTATCATTGGCAATCCAGCAGAATCTGTGACAGCCCATAAAGAAGCATTAGCTCCGGTTTCATAATAACTAACAAATGTGCCAGCGTTTCCTGCTATAGAAACAACTCCAGAAGAAGCGATCAGAGAAATAGAAGTCGGAGTTGAAGTCCCGCTTATATTTATCCTTTGCGCGGTTATAGGAGAATTAAATGTTTTGTTACCAGTAAAACCGAAAGTACCACTTGCCATACCACTGACTGTAGTGGTATTTGATTGAGTTATTATTTGATTATATAATAAACCAGAAGTGGTATCAGTATATGATTTTAAATATCCACTTGCGGTATCTACTTTTGCGCTAACAACTCCGCTTGAGCCGGTAATAGAAGCATATAAATTTCCGCTTACTGAAACCGTATATCCACTTAAAGAAGTTGTTTGACCGCTTAAATAGCTTCCCGAATCAGATAATCTGGTAGATAAAACGCCACTAACTGCATCTGTATAAGCATTCGCAGCAATTCCAGAGTTTAATATTTTAGTATTTAATACTCCAGAAACAGAATTAATAGAAGAATTTAGAGTCCCTGTAGCAGAAGTTAGAACTGTTTGGTCAACGTATCCAGACGGATTAGTAGACAATGGATAATAATTCTCATCGGCTACTTCTATAATAAAGCCAGAGAATTCCACCTGATCTACCTGCTTTTTCCTAATCAAATTGGCCATGCTAATATAAAGTTACACTAAAACATTACTGGAGTAAACGTAAATGTATTATTTTCTACAGTCTGCTTCATAATATCGTTATAACATTTGACGCCCCAATTAGCCAACATAAATGCTGAATAATTATCTTTTCTAGCTCTTGTAACGGAAGATCCACGCTTTAAGTGCTGGGGCAAATCAAAGTTTTGCATGCCTCTAGAAGTTGTTGTGTATTCTACTAACGCGCATTGTTTCTTTGTTTGATAAATAAAGTCATCTTGATTTTCAATGAAGTCTAGGTTTGTCCAATCTGATTTATCGCCAATAAATATCAAATCTTTTGGCAATATAGTTCCAATCACGTTGTCAAAGAATTTATCATTAGAACAAACTCTAGAAGCAAATAATACTTTTTTATAATCAATACATGCTTGCAAATATTCGTTGCCTTTTCTAATAAAGCTAGAAGTAAATACTTGATTAAATGCTATTCTGCCATCTGATAAGTTATAGCTCATCTTGGCTTTTCTTAATTCGGCTTCTAGTTCAGTTCCTTCTGCGTCTGAATTGAATTCTACAGTTTTTATATTTATTTTAGCCGCTTTGAATATCTCTGATTGATTACAAGTATCTATAAAAATATCTGCGCCAGCATTATCTAACGTTATACTCACTACATCAAAGTGAGTCATAATATAACAAAAATATTTAACGTGATTATTTAAATTTCCTAGCCCTGCATAAGTATGCACTAATATGCCAACTCCAGTTTCTTCGTCTAACTCCATCACAGCTATGGCAAAATAGTCAGCGTTTGGCGAATCGCTCATATTGGGGTCTATGCCAACTATGTATTTCTTGCCGGGGGTTCCTTTAACCAAAGTGTGCGGATATTCATCTTTCAGCGTGCATTCTTCCATCTTCTTCGCGCTGAAATAACTGTCTGATCCGTCGGTAAATTGAGCACAATATTCTCTAAGAAATGCTGAATGAGAAGTGCCGCCGCTTTGAGCTTCTTCTATGATGGTCTTATCTATCATCTCTGGAGGCAGTGCCTCATAACCTAACTGAGAAACAAAATAAGTAGAGTCTTCTTTTTCTGGCGAAGTTATTTTGGTTATCCACTCTTGATATGTCTTATATAAATTTTCAAATGTATAACTTGCGGAAGAAAGAGCTATCATTTTAGAATTATTTGTGAAAACCATTCGCTCCTCTTCTTTCATTTTTCCTTCCTTAATCAGCAAGTCTTCCATTTCGCGCACATCAATACGTCTTTTCATGTCTTGAGGTGCGACAAGGAACGGCATCAACACATTTTTAATAATCTCTTCTGGTAATAGAAGAAACTCGTCAAGCACAAGAATATTGGCGCGGAAACCACGAATCTTTTCGCCGCTTAGAGGAATAGCCCTAATAGACCCGCCATTGATATCCCATTCGTAAAGATCGTTTCTCTTGCTCTTAGCTCCAAAAGCTTGGAATAATAATTCTGCGCCTTTATTTTCGGCCATTTTTTCTATATTATTAAATATAGCTCTAGCTGTTCTAAATGTCGGACCAGCTATAAGAATCTTAGTATTAGGCTCAAATACACATTGCAATACACAATAGACACTGGCGATAAATGATTTCGCGCAACCACGGCCCCATACGCACATAGAGAAGTTTCTATTGAACATCCCTTTCAAAGTAATCTCTTGGTAGGCCGAGAGCTTTATTCCTGTTAATAAATATGTAGTGAAGTAAAGATTCTGGCGCAAAAATTTGCACAAAGTAATCTTAGCCTCTTTATCTTCTAGCTCTCCTTGTAGTTGTCGGAAAATTTCATTGTAATTCTCCGTTGGTTTTTTATATTTAGGTGTTTCGTGCCACATATTATAGCAGATTTAAATCGTACATTAACTGCAAGTCATATTTTTTATACTCTCCATCGCTAAAAAATATTCTTTTCATTACTCTTACGCATTCTTCTCTGCCATCAACAAACAAAAATTGAACATTAGAGTATTTTTGAATTAGCTCTCTTACATTAAAGAAAACAAACTCTGGGGTTACTTTAATTTTCTTTGATACATAGTTGAGGTGTTGAAAACTCAAACATTCTTGCAAAGGTCGCTCGACTAACACAATTAGATTAGCTTCTGCGGCTATTGATCTTTCTATTTCTCGGCAAAATCTTTCGTATCCGCCACTCATTGTTCCAATGAAATCAGCTATAGATTTTCTTTCAATATAGCATTTGTTTTCGGGATCATTAATAGCGTAGTCTCCGAATTTTAAGCCTTTTACTTCCGTTGGGTAATCAATAACGAGAGGCATCTGCTCTCTGGTATCAATAAATATTTTAAAACCTTGTTTTATTTCGCAATTCAATTCTTCTTCTGGGTATTGGTATTTGTTTTTAAAACCAACTTCACCACAAAGCTTATAATAATCATTGAAAAGATTGTGATAATAAGGAATGGGAGGGCTAGTAATAGAGCGCAGCTCCACTTCAGTAGGCGCATAAATTAAATTGTGTTTTTCCTTTCTTTGCGATAGGAGTTTTTTTAAATAATCTTTTTGGGCTTCTGGAACTTGTCCTTTCAGCCACTTTTTCATAGAAATTTTATTATTAAAATCATTTGAGAAATAATAATCTTTATTTTTAAAGTTTATTAATTCTCCAGTGAGCAAATCATATCTCGGTTCGTGAGTTTGGTAGTATTCTACCATTCTCAACTTGTGAGATTTAAGATGTCCATGAAAAGACTTATCTGTTTCGAATTCTAAATTACAAATTTTACATTTAACCATCTAATACTTCCTCCTCGGTCAAGCCAAAAATTCTGGCTTTAACATCATCCATAGATGATAAGCGTCCGACTTCCGCTTTTAAAATTTCTCTTCTCATATCAGCCATTTTTATCATTTCTTTTCTAGTATCTTCGTCTTTCCACATTTGCACTAGATTAAGAATAGAAGCGTTTTCTTTTACTTGATTAGAAAGTCTTTCGCTACGCTTTATTTTTAGATCATTAAGGAGTTTTTGCTGGCGAGTTACGCATTGATTATATTCTGTGCGAGCAGAAGTAACTGCTTCAATCAACGGCATTGGAATCCTATTGCCAGAAGATACTTCAATGTCGATCTGCTCTTGAAGAGTCTGGATAGTGCGCTGAATATTAGCAGAAATTACAACTTCTGTAGATAATATTATATATTGATCCACTTCTTCTTGCGTCAAATCCCCTTTATCATACGCATATCTAATAAAACTACTCTCGAATAATTCTCTGTCTTCATTTGTGAGGTAAGTGCCGATTTGATGACTAAATCTAAATGTATGAAGATAAGATATTAGAGAAGTTAGATCTTTTTTTTGCCTTGCCGTGAGTTTGTCCTTGTCTAAACCGTTAAGAACATATTTATTTACTCTAACTAAAGCTCTTTCAAGGTTTTTGGGTGGTTTATATTCGCCTTGGTCGT